GTGAACCACTTTGCTGAACTTAGCAAGCTGCTGTCCTACTGTGCTGTGCATCTTTAGTAGGTTAGGGCAAGGCTCACCATCTACCTTGATCTTAGCGTGTCCTGTCGGTGTGTAGGCTGTAGGCTCCCACCCTAGCTGTACAAGTCTAGCCGCTACCTTCTGGTGCTGGGTTAGCTCTATTGGGTGCCACTCAATCTTACCGAAAGGGCCACCAACATCCTGCCCAATGTCCGCTCTGACTGATAGCTTACCAGCCTTTGTAAACGGTTTATCTACTACACCTTTGGCTACATAGTAGTGGCCGAGCATGGCAGAAATGTCCGGTTTGATGTCCGACTCAATCTTCTCTAGCTCAGCCACTCTCTGCTTTGCTAGATCTAACTGAAACTGCCAACCCGCACGTTCCTGAGCCGCTATAATCTCAGCGACCTTGTGTTCAATACGCATTGGCAGCTTCCAATCAGGTTTCACCTGCTCATCTCCTTGCAAAGTGCTTTGTAGACTTCGTGCGTGACTTCTACATCTCTCTTACAATAGTCTAGCATGTCCTCGCTGTACTCTGCAAATGACTCGCAGTCACCTTTAGGAAATCCAAGGCGCATGCCCCACGCTTGCAAGCTGTGTGGCCCCACCTTCTGTGGCAAACCTTTAGGGCGCTCACGGTCAGGGTTGAGCAGTCGAGACATAACTAGCGTGTCAATCTCTGCCTGTGTCTGCATGTACATTTCACCAATGAAACAATCCTCGTTCCACTCGCACCACTTCCAAAGTGCAGGAATGTCAAAGTTGATGATGTTATGCCCAATAACAATGTTGCCTTCTAATGCCCTAACAAAATGCTCAATCTGGTCTGGGCGATATTCATAAACAACACCTGTCTTAATGTCTTTAACTACAGCGCAGTGCACCGTAGTCATCTGGTCAAGAAGTCCGTCTGTCTCAATATCAATCACTAACATTCTAGTAGTCATTAGATATTCCCTCCGTCAATAATCATGCTCTGGTACTCCACAGGTCTCAAGTCTGCCTGTCATCTGGTTAAGTTGCACCACGTCTGTAGGCCCAGTAAAACCCCACTCCCTGTTCTTCTTAACATTGATGCGGACTCTGCCCTTCTGCTCATCCTCAGTCTTTTCAGGCTCTAGGGCTGCAATCCAGAAAGCCAACTGTTCAAAGCTGCCTGAGCCTCTGGCTGATGCTGGGTCAATGTATAACCACTGGGCATCATAGACCTCATCCTTAACGTAGAAGTGCTGGTCTATCCTGCGGATGTGGGCAACCATTAACATGCTAGAGCCTGTTGCAGCGCAGAACGCAGCGACCTCTGACAGCACGTTATCAATCAGTTTTCTTTCGTTGTTCCTGTCATCGTGTGAGAAAAGGATGCTGATATGGTCAAAGATGAACCGCGTCACACCTTGGCTGCGGTAGTACCTCAGCATGTGCAACAAACGGTCAACGCTCAGTCTGCCGCTAGGCCCAAGATCAATAAACCAAGTCCGACCATTGTTAATAAGATCATCATAGCTTTTCTTTGCCTTCTCGTCTGAAATAATGTTGGTGTTGAGTCTATAGCGCGGCAAGGGCACGTTGTTATCCAAAGCAACCAGCCGTTGCGTTGCCTTCTTGAGATCCTCCTCTAAAAACAGCCAAGCAACCTTCTCGTCAGTGTGCTTGATAAGCTCATAGCCCATTTCTGCAACCCAAGTAGACTTACCAACGCCCGGTGGTGCCATAACAATGCCAAGCTCACCATCACGCAGTCCTCCTAATTTTTTGGAGAACTCAGGAAAGCTCTTAAAGTGATAACCCGGCTTGATGTCCTCCCGAATCATATCAAAGCTGACCTGACTGCCGGGAATGATTAGCTCTGGCTGGTACTCCTTAGCCTGAAAGCAAGCCCTGACCAGTTCTTTGGTCTTACCGTTCTTGATGCAATCGTTAGCATCCTTGCACCCTTCCGGTAGCTCTGCGACCTTTAGCTTCACTTCCGTTGCAAACAGTGAAGCAAACTTCTCAACGCCTTCTCGGCCTTGTTCATCATTGTCAAATACCAAAAGTACACCCGCAAAGCTCGTGACGTAGTCCCACGCTTCACGCTTCTCCAGACCACCGCAGCCCGCACCGTTAGGAATCGAGCAAACGCTGTAATCTTTGCCTTGGCTTTTGAACGCTTGCCACATTGCGAGCGCATCTTCTTCTCCCTCTGTGATAACAAGGAATTTGCCTCCTGAAGCATGTACTTGCTGACCAAATAACCCAGCATAATCACCTACAACCTCAACATCTTTTTTGATTAGTGAGTTTTTTCGCTTGTAACCTGTGCCCTTTCCACTAGGGAAAAAGATCGCCTGTCTGTCGTGCTCGCCTGACTCTGGCTTGATCGCTTGGCGTACACCAAACTTCTCGCAAGCCTCTTTAGTGATACCACGATGTGACAGATCAGCTAGCGGATACTGCTCAATCTCTTGTATATCCCATCTGCTAGTCATGCGCCTTCTCGCTTTGGTTGGCTCTTCGCCACCGTTTAAAACATTTGCTGAAAGATAGCCGCAGTTTGAAAAGCAATAACCTGAACCATCGTGATGCACTCCAACACTGTCAGAGCTGCTACACTTTGGGCAGGGTTGCCCTGTCTGCGCGTACTTACCCATTTCGCCACCCTTCATCTTCATAAACTGGGCCAAGCCCTTGGTCTTTGTGGTCATCATCTGGGCGTGTCGCTACCTCGTAACACTTGCGGCAAAGGTCGTCATATAGTTTGGCTTCCTCTGCCGATTGTGGTTTATTACACGCTTTACACCTCATGCGTCTGCGTCCTTCTCTGCTTCTTCATCATACCACCCTGTAGGTTGGTATGGGTTAGGGTCTGAAGTCTCCTTAGAGAGCCTCTCAAGCTCTCTCACCTTAAATTCCATCTCTAGTTTCAGCCATTCTTCCTCCTCAGCGTCATCATTACCCCAAGCAACGGCACAACGCTTGTGCCAATCCTTAAACCACTGGTCTATCTCTTCAGGTGTCATGCTTTGGTGCCTCCTTGGTCTTGATGTCTTTGAACTCGTCACACCTTGCGAACGGGCAGGCTGGCGTGTCGTGGTAATAGCACCAGTGCTGCCCATAGAACTTACAATTACTACAAGCCGTCCGACTCAACCACTTTGAAGTTTGTGATCTGTAAGATTTCTTCATAGTCTTCCTCCGCTACTTTGTTGATCCATTTATCCATCATTACACAAGCCTTTTGTCCTACTTTCATAAAGTCCTCAGGCTTACGGACAGCGTAGGTGTCTTGGGTAGCCTTCAATAGAGCCTCCAAGTCTTCATCAAACTCATCAACGTGCTGAAGCGCCTTCATCAAATACTGGCGGCCCTCATTAGTGTCGCCTAGCCACGCTGCACACCGCTCAATAGCGAAATCTGGGTCAATCTCGTCTGCCTCATAGTCACGAAACTTCCGAGCGTTATAGCTAATTTCCATTTCTGCAAAACTAAACATTTTTACTTTCTCCCATATACAGCTCTGTTCCAGAGCATAGATAGCTGTTAGATACTGTTAGATAGAATGTTAGATAGTATATATAGATAGTATATATATAGATACTAACAGTATCTGTTAGATAGGGTATCATCAAGGTTTAATTACTGTCAACCTCTTACAAGCTACTGGCTGTCCTCTTACCATCAATTGTGGCCCTTGTAAGCTAATCTCTGTCACATCCTCAACCTCAACGTAGTAAATAGCCACTGGAATCCTGAAACCCTTTTGCCAGTAATCGTCAGGCAGATGAAAAGCCAAGCCTTTAGCTACTTTCAATGCTCCATCAACCTCATAATTCTCGCAAACCATATAGTGAGACTGCCCACCCCAGTAGGCAACATAAACTGTCTTATAAACTTTATCATCCATTTTAAATCATCCTCTGTAAGCGTCTGTAATACCCTAAGCGGTAGGTTACCCCTAGTCAAGCAGCGTTCGGGCCGTCTGGCGGCTCTCTGTTCGTCTCAGGGCTAATTCCTAGCCCCTTTGCTGCTACCTGAGCATCCATTGTCGCGTTCATCATGGTAATTTTATCATCCTCGCTCGCTTCTTCAATACTTAGGCACTTTACCTGAGCGACTCCTGATCGGTCATCGGTTGATGATTTGATAGGATAGGCAACCTTGTCATATTGGCTACCTACCCACTCAATAAAAGTGTGAGCATCTGCCAGCGTCTCAACGTCAATGAAAATCTCACTCGGTATCGTAACCACTAGCCTATAGATAGTCATTGTCTCTCTCCTGTTCTGCGATTGCTTTATTGCCCCATAGCATCAGCACTGCACCTAGTATGGCCAGCACCACTAGCCAACCTGTACTTGTACCCTCGCCACCAGCAGCAACAAAACAGCAAAGCCCCAGCATTACCCGTATCATTTCATTTTATCCTCTATATCGTTTCAAATCATGCAATGATTAACGCCAGCACTAGCAGACAAGCTAGCGCCAGCCCAAAAGATACACCGCCGCTACCCGATGCAAAAGATATGCAAACGCTTAGGCAAAGCAGCGCAATCGTAAACTTTAACGCGCCAATCAGTAACATCAGATTAAGTCCGATATAGTTTGATTAAACACCACGCGCA